GATGAACGGAATCAAGAAGTCTTCTTGGAAGTTCACCAGTGTGCGCTTGTATTTCTTGATGATGGTCGCCACCGCCATGCTCATGCCAGCACCGTCTCGGCTACCTTGGCTGACCATGCCCTGCGAGTCCATCGTGCCCGTTGCCTGAAGTAGCATCCGCTCAAACTCTTTGGCTGTGGACAAGTTGTTAAGACTTGTCTCGCCAAACTTGAAGGGATAAAGAATCTCAGCAGGGTTGCCGTTGACCAAGAACGCCTTGCCAGGCTTAACCTCAAACTTAGCACCCCGTGGCAGGCGGGTCGCATCCAGACCCATCATTGGGCTGGTTGTTAGTGCCAAAGAGTCCAAGTGGCTACGCACCTGAGCATCAATGGCCTTTTGCATATTGTAGGACTTCTCCACCGTCCCACGACCCAACAAACGGTTGGGCACAGTGTCATCTTGGTAAGAGATGATCGGACGGTCTTTCATCATGTAAGGGTTGGCCTCTGCTTTGAGAAGAACCCCATCGTTGGCAATGACCACAATGGCCTCGACCATGTTGGAATAATCATCAGCCAAAGAGTCTTCTGGGAACAGGTCAACAACATCAGCGTCTTCCCCCTCCAGCATGGCTCTAGGTACTAACCCGTAGTAGGTCAACAACAAGACTTTTTCGTCTTGGTACTGCGTGACCTCTTGGGTTGGCTCCAAATCGGAGTCTGTTGAGGATGTGCCGATGTCCACCTTTCGGTAAATACCGCTCTCCATGCCCTGAACTACCTTTTGGATGCCCACATATTTCTCAATTGCCACACCCATACAGTCGTCAATGGACGTTCCGTTGGGATCGAACAAGAAATTCTTGGGGTTGACAGGGACAATCTTCACCGCAATGCGGTTTTTCTCGACCACACCGATAGCAGCTTGGCCTGTTTGACCAGGAATGGCCTGTGTAGCTGGCTCAAAAATCTTTTCTGTCTTGACAATGATCTCACCGATGCCAGTTCCGTAGATTTCAGCCATCAATTCGATCTGGTCGATGGATTTCCTAATCTTATCGGTCTTGAAATCCTCCATCATCTGCGCTTTAAGGAGTTCAACGTCCAGCGGATTGCCGTTTACGTCTCGAAGGTCGTCTTTGATGTCAAAAAACTCGCCCTGACCAAAGATTGCCTCCATGATTTCAGCGTGTCGCGTCTCAACAGCCTGCTGGGTGGCTGGAGTCACGATGCGTGAACGCTCAGATTCACGGGTTTTGTCTTCAACTGACCATTCACCACGGAAAATGCGCTCGTATTCCAGATACGCAGTCATGAAGTTGGTGTTGCGGTAGTCGCGCCAGCGGTCACAGTGGTTGACAACAAATGCAGTCAGGTCTTTGTCTGACTGAGTTGGCTCTTCGTACTCGTTTTTTTCCATCGCGTCACCTCGTTGTATCGTCTATTGTATTGCCAAAGGGGTCTGAGTAGTCAATCTCGCCGCCCACCAGAGTACCAGCAGGAACTGCTGCAAATAGCGGCTGACCCTTGCTTGTGCCTTCCTTCATTTTGGGCGTGATGTCAATGTAACGCACCGTCTCTTCAGCAGGTATCCCTTTTGTTTGAGCATACGCATTGCCTGTTTTTATGCGCGTCTCACCCACCTTCGCATCAAACTTCTTGCCGTACTTTTCTAGGTACTTGGGGTAAATCTCATCGTAGTATTTCTTCATGCCCTCGCCGCCGACTTGGAGGTCAAGGCCGCGCAAAGTCATGCGCCCACCGCCAGCCTGACCTTGCCCAGAAATAATCTTGTCGGCTACCTCTTTTCCTACAACATTGGGCAGTTCCTCTGCCGTAAAAAACTTTTTTGGGAGATCAACGCCATCCCCATTTTTACCAACAACAGCAAGCTCGTATTGAGTCTTTGGCCCAGACCCAGAGGTTCTGTAATCAATATAATCCACCTGTTTGCTCAAATCAAAGCGTTCGGCTTGCTGCCTACCAGTAGTCAGGCCAATACGATCATATCCATTGTCAGCGGCATATTTCACCAGCCGCTTGAGGGATAATTGATACCAATTGTCTTTGAAAGGTGCGTCTGGTACACCAGTTTTAAACTGATTTGCTGATGAAACAGCATCTCTCATGGCTTGTTCTTGATTTAAGCTACCACTGTGTCTTCCAACAAAATCACCAGTGTTTTTGTCAAATGCCTCATAGTAGCCGGGATAATTACTTGGATCCTGCCCCTTTGGAACATTTGGTGGAATGTATTTGAGTTCGATCTGATCTGGAGTCAAGTCTTTTCTTTGAAACCCTTTTTCTCGCCCCGCCTGAAGCCAGTCAGATTGAATCTCCTCCACCAGCAACATCTTTTTGCCATCAGCATCTACACGGTCATTGACCCTCATGTGAGCCAATATGTTGGGTTCGTCAAAGTGGGATGATTGATACGTTTGCGATTTAATTTGACCTTGTAATGATTGTGCTTCGGCCTCTGCTTGATCTCTAAGTTTTCTTGATTCTGCAACTTTTTGATATAACGCAGCGTTGCCAGCATCACGAGGATTTAACTCGCTTGCAGATTTCCATTGCTCCATCAAATCAGCAGTTTGCCGCCTTAAAACGCCAGCCTTTTGTTGTGCAGCATCTAATTCAAATCGTCCGCTAACAGGCAACTTCAACAAAATCTCACGATAGTTCTCACCGCCGGGCAGTGTGTATTGACTGAATTTAGTCAAATCCGTTGCTGGTGCGCCAGATAATTCAGAAATTATTTGATCTCGTGATATTAAGTCGCCATAAGTATCTAATGGCTTGTATCCTCTAATACGCTCATATTCTTTTTGTAATTGTATGTCTGGTAATTTGGAGAAATCTTGCGCACCAAGCTGCACCTCTTGCACATCCACCTTGTTTTTGGACAGGTAGTCGGTCACCTCTTGGCGGGTCACATTGGGCTTGTCTTTTAAGAACTCATCAAGCCCCGTGTATTGCAGTTCATCTTTTTTGACATCAGGGGCTTTCATCAAGTCATTGAGGAACGACTGACCTGTGCCTTTGCTGCGTTGCAAGTTCATTGCTGCTTGCTCCGCTGCCGAGTAAAAACCGAGGTCAGACACTGGTGCTTGTGGTTTTTGAACTACGCCCAACAGCCCAGTCTGATCAGGCACAACACCAGGCATCAAACGCTGCCGCTGAAGGTATCCCTCTGCCATACGCGCTGCCGTTGGGCCAAGAGCGCGACCAGTAGCCATAGCGCCACGAACACCAACTTTCGCCGCTGGCCCAACAAAAGGTGCAACAGTCAGCGCAGCCTCAGCCACCTCTGGCCTCAGTCGTGTTGTTCCACCAAGACCGCCAGCACCAGTGAACAGGTTACGACCAGATGGGTCATAAGACAGGTTTTCCAAGGTGGCGGGAACACCCGTGCTACGTAGAAACGAGGCAACACCCTGCATCTGCTGAGTGCGCCGTGGGTCACTCATGTAGCTCAATGGAGCATTGACCACATCAGAAAACAACCCAAAGAACGGGTTTCTTGGTGTTGCTCTAATCTGGTCAGCCATGTCTTAAATCCCCGCAATAATGTCCATCGGCTCCCAATCTTCTGAATCATCGTCCTCAAAGTACGAGGTAACAGCAAGCTGGTCAATATAGGAAAGCGCATCAGGGAGGTCATCGTGTACCCCTTGGGCGGGGAACATTATCAATTGGTCTACGAACGCAGTCCAATCCTCTTCTCTGTTGAGGATGATTCTGCCATGTTCGAAACGGCCCTGCAACGACCAAATGATTCTATCAGCCTTCTTCCGGTTGCCGTGGGTTAAATCAACGATGTGAGCGTAGACATTGTTCTTTCGCATCAAATCCGACAGGTACGGCAAAACAGCGTTCTTGAGCGCCCCCCTCTCAATCCCAACAGACAGCGGTCTGTAATCCCGCATCTTCATCAGAATCTTTGCCGAACACTCCCTAATATCCCACCGCCCATGTTCGATCTCTTTGACAAACCACTTCCCGTCCTCAGTCACTTTGACCACAGCAATAGCCGATTCGTCCAGACGCTTCTTGGAATTGGCGGCCTGTTTAGCAACCTCTTCAAAACCCGCCAAGTCCACAGCCAGGTAATAAGAACCGTACTGAGGCTCCTCCCCGTACTTGATCCATTCTTCTTTGAAGATGTCAGACCCCGCATTGGAGAACGAGGCCATATATTCTTGCTTGAAGGAGAAGCTGCTCAGGGTCTTCTTGGCTGACTCAATCTCAGATGGGTCAATCAAGGGATTGTCCGCAGTGGTGAAGTGCCAACTCTTCCAATCCGAGTCCTTCTCTTCTTGACCGAGGTTCCACAAGTCATAAAACCAGTTGCGACCCTTGGGAGTTCCGATGAACATGGCTCGACCCTTTCTGTCTGACAGAGAAGCCCGAATAACCTGCTCCCACGCCTCTGGCTTGATGTCAGCCACCTCGTCCAGCACCGCATACGTCAAGGACACTCCACGCAGGGTATCTGGCCTGTCAGCCCCACGGACGTAAATCCGCGCCCCGTTGATCATGGTGATGTCTAGGTTGTTCACATGGCTGGACTGGATGACCTCTCTGCCAAGGTCTAACAGCAAGTCCCAAATAATCTGACGAGACTGCCCCATCGTAGGAGAGACGTACAGCACCGCAGACCCTGCTGGACACCTCAGCGCCTCAATGATTAGGGTGGTAGCCGCCAGCCTAGACTTCCCACACCGCCGACCAGCCGCAATCACCTTAAACCGAGTCTTGTCCGTGTAGACAGTCTGCTGCCAAGGCAAGAGGGAGAAATTAAGGTCAGACATCAGTTATATCCTCTTGATCAATGATGGTCGGCTCAACACCCAACCCCGTGATGTTGATCGTCACCGCATTCCGCTGACTCTTGTCCTTCTCAAACATAGACACAGGCAACGTCCGGTCAATGCACATCTTAAGCGCAGCCATCTGACCAGGATGATCATCATTGAGCGCAATCTCCACCACCTTTTCAACCACATCCTTACCCCCAGACCGAATCATCATCTCCCTCAGTTCCTTCATCCGAGTGTGATCAGTCTTAGGCAACTCAATAGGCGGGTTCTTCGCATATCGCTGAATACTCATTTTTTTCACGGCACTTTACCCTTTCGGAGTTTTCCCAATTTTACCTTTTCAGAGGGGAGGAGGCTACTACAACAATCACAGCGACCCGCCCGACCACCCCCCCCTATGCAAGAAACGCATAACTAGGGTTTTCCCTTACGTTTTTGCCAGTGCATATTCCACAGTGTCCATTATGTTAACTAAATCCTTGGTTATGCACAGGCTTATGGCTGGATGCCTGGCAGATCGCTCTGAATCTGGCGGGATTGTGAACAACTTGACGTTCGCCCTGTGGATAACTGGGATTCGATTGGGGGAAATTGATTTCTGGGGGAAAAAAAAGAATGAATATGCTGGATGGTGCTTATCAGGGGGACTTGCCTTTGCCTCTTCGGGGTACTTGTCTTTGTCTGGGGTTTGCCTCTCAGCACTCTATTGAAGCCTCCTTATCTTGTCCTACTGGGTCTTGCCACCTCATGGTGCTAGCCCTCTAATGCCTCTTGTACTGGCCTCTGGGTCTTCTTGTCTTCCCTTACCATCTGACCTGACTTCCGTGCCCTTGTTGGCTCTTTAATGCCTTATGCTTTTCTTGCATGGTTTGTCTATGGTGTTATATGCTTTGGATTTATTAAGAAGCATTCTCATCTGGGATGTTTAGGGTTATCTCTTTGAGGTTCATGTTGGGTCTTAGGCCTTGGTTGTAGAAGTGCCTGTATACGTCCAGTATCTCTAAGAAGCCTTGGCTGATGTCTCCCTTACCTGCGACTGCCAAGATGGTTTGCTCTGCCTTCCCTATCTTTCTCAGGAAGTTTGTCGTGTTGGGGTTTGGTGGTCTGCCCATTGCTTACCTCTTAAAAAAAACCCACTGCGTTAACAATGGGTCAAGCTGGCAACTGCGAAGTGTCAGCGCCTTCATTCTATTTCAGGAACAGGAACCTCTTTGGGCCACTGTCCACTGTCTGTCAATGCTTGTACCGTCTTGAAATGGGCGACCTTCCATGCCAGTTGCCTCTCAGCCTTTGACCATCTGATGCCTTGATCAATGTCGTAATGGCAGGTCATACAAAGTGCTGCCGTAAGATTGTCGTCAGCTTTGATCCCTTTGCCCTTGCCTCCACCCCAGTTTGAGTGTGCTGCCTGTACGCAAACACCTGACCCACAAATTTGGCAGTCCAGACTTGCGACCAGGCGCAACAGCTTCTTGCTGCGGATGTAGTTGTGCTTTGGGATCATCATTTGGGAAGGTCGATAAAGGTAACCCCAAGCTCGGTTGCGGCCCAAGCCTCTACCTGCGTACAGAACTCGCTGAACTCCGTAGTTGTAAGGTTCGTGGAACTTTTACCTACGATTGACCCGTCTGGTAACTCAGTTACACCCAGAAATTTACGCTTGGCTAATTCATGCCATGCCTCTGGACTGTACTGCTGTCCTCCGACCTTGGCCTGTTCGGATATTTGGGACAAAACGCCTCGACCCCAATATCGGCGATTCTGGGGGCTTGTTCGCTTTTTGGTACTCAGGGTAAGGAGCCACCGCGTTTCGCCGTTTAATCGGCCTTTTAAGAAGGGATAGAGGCTATTCTGGATGTCTCGCCATGCATCGATTCGGTTTACCAGTTCAAGTTCGAACTTGTCGGTCATTCCAGACACTCCTTGACCATTACCTCAATCCCAGACTCTGATGCGTACACCTTGGTGATGTGGTGGTTGATGATTTGGCAGTCGTCCACGTAAACAACACCGTTCAGCCCATCCTCTATGGCCTTCAAGATGTTGGATGAATCTGGCTTCTTGGTGGGCTTCTCTTGACCCGACAAACAGGCTTCTCGGCGCTTCTTGGAGTACGACTTGGGGATTCCAGTGCGGAT